GGATAAGGTTGAAAGTATGTTAGAAGATGTCGAAAGGAATCCAATATATTATATCAAAGAATATGGCGCTGACATTAAAGATTTTATCGATGAAAACGCTTTAGCCCAAGGACTGGTTGATAGTGACGGATGGGGAATTATGAATAGTTATGACGGTCAATATGATGAGGTAACCGTTGCGGGACGTGATTTTTATATCATGAGAGTCGAGTAAAAGTATTCATTTATTCATAAAGTCTTTGTATATTTTAATAAATGGAAAAGAAACGAAGACATAAAAAAGTAGAGTTCATAATGGATACTGATTGGTTGTTCCAAGGTATCTTAGATGCGGAACAAAAACAATACGTTTTATTAGACTATTTTCAAAAATTAAATAAACATTTGGAACAAATGGAAGTCTACCCGATGTTTATTGAACTCTCATTACATTTAGGTAATATCCAAACATTACTTAATCAAAACAAGATATTATATACCGAAAAAAAATTCTTAACAAATGATGACGAATTAGTGTTATCTGATTTAAAAGTTAAAGATATTCCAGTTCTTGCGAATGAAGAAGTTACTGAATATCATCAGATTTTAAAAAACTCACAACCACAATTATTTGACTACTTTAATTTTGCAAAATCAATTTGGAGTATTGTGTATGATTCTGTTGATATTGTTGTTAAAAAAAATAAGGGTAACCTTAAAAGTAATTCAGGGTTTTTCTACTTCAAATCCAATAATATTGTCTATGTATGGCAATATACCACCAAAAAAGTTTACAGAACTAAGAATCAAAGTAAAACAACTACAAAATTAGTTTACGAAGGACCACAAGATGGTTTGACAATACACGAAATAATATCTAAATTTTCTAAAACATATGAAAAGAACGAGGAAGTTAATAATCCTGTTTTTGAAATGTTTTGTAAAGATATATTCCCACTTGAGGAAACGTTAATACCAATCTTTAAAAGAAAAGTGTTAGCTTACATTAATCAAAGTGGCGGTAATAGTAAAAAAACAGTTAAATATATAGAATAATGGGGTTCAACAAAAGATTTATCGACATCGACACTATCAATCGTTACTTAGATGGTAAAGAAAGTTTAGATGTATTATTTAAAGGTGATGCGTTTATTTTTATGGATAACACGGCGTCTAAAGTTTATGGGTGGTATACTAAAAAGTTAACTGATAAAGAAATAAAACTAAAAATAAATGAACTTTATGAATCAACAAAAAATTAATTTGCTATTTTCAAAACTAAGACAACCTATTCACATTGATTATATTTGTGAAGTAATTACAAAAGATAGTTACGAAAACACTAAAAAAATACTACAAGAATTTGTAGATAAAGGAAAAATTGAAGAAAGTAAAACCACTAAGGATTATTATGTTCTTACAAAAGAAAACTTATAAAGTACATGGACTTGGTGTTCAACACATTATAAAAGTGTTTGGATACCCTATTGTTGTTAGTATTGGTGATTATGATTTTTGGGCTCGTTTTGGTAAGAATGAGAAAGGGTTTAGTATTACATCTAAACCAAAGTTTTCATTAAGGAATGGTTATAGGAAATCATTAAAAATTGGTAAGTATTACATAGATAAAATAAAATAAAAAAGATGATAAAAATTGAGTATATATGGTTAGATGGTTATAAACCAGAACCTAATTTAAGGAGTAAGATTAAAGTAATTGAAGGAGAGATTCCTGACTTATCTAAAGTTCCTGAATGGAACTTTGATGGTTCATCAACAAAACAAGCTGAGGGATATAACTCTGACGGTATATTAAAACCCGTTCGATTATATCGTGAGATGAATAGTATTGATAAGGTTTATGTTTTATGTGAGGTAATGAATCCTGATGGGACCCCACATGAATCAAATCATAGAGATATGTTGGGTGATGAGGTTAATGACATGTGGTTTGGTTTTGAACAAGAATACTTCATTCAAGAGGGTGTTAGTAAACCAATCTTAGGGTTTAACAGACCTCACGTTGAAGGACAAGGTAAATACTATTGTGGCGTTGGGAGTAATGTTGTTGGTAGACAACTAGTTGAAGAACATATGGATTTATGTTTGAGTATGGGAATTGAAATTACTGGTGTTAACGCTGAGGTTGCTTTAGGACAATGGGAATATCAAGTATTCGCTAAAGGTAAAATTAAAGCTGGTGATGATTTATGGATGTCAAGATATTTGATGGAAAAATTATCCGAAAAATACGGGTACCATATTAACTACCATCCAAAACCTATCACGACAGGAGATTGGAATGGGTCTGGACTACATACAAACTTCTCAACAAAAAAGATGAGAGAAGTTGGTGGGGAAAACTATTTTAAAACGTTATTCAATGCTCTTGAATCAAGAAGAGAACAACACATTGAGGTTTATGGTTCTGACAACAACCTTAGATTAACAGGTAAACATGAAACACAATCAATTCATAAATTTAGTTGGGGTGTAAGTGATAGAGGGGCGTCAATCCGAGTCCCAAGGTCTGTTGCTGAATTATGGAAGGGTTATGTTGAGGATAGAAGGCCAGCATCGAATGCTAATCCATATGAAATTATTAAAGTGATAAGTGACACTATTGACATGGCGGATGAGTTATCTGTTACGTTGAATAACATGTATTCAAATGTTAACACCAAAAACTTTGATGATTTAAAATCTAAGTACAATGGAATACCAACTGCTCAAGAACTCTTAGATGAGTATAAAAATGATGATGATTATGAATTATCAGAAGAAATGACCAACTCTAGTGCGTACATCAAACCAGAATCAATTGATAATAAAAATTAATAATATGAGTGAGCAGGTAGACCATCCACAACATTATGGTGGAGAAAATAATCCATATGAGGCAATTAAAGTTATTGATGCTTGGGGGTTAGGATTCTCACTAGGGAATACAGTAAAGTATATCTCAAGAGCGGGTAAAAAGAATAAGGAAAAAGAATTAGAGGACCTTAAGAAAGCGTTATGGTACTTACAACATCACATTGAAACACTATCGAATAATGAAATGGAATCTTAATGAATGGCAAGGACGTTCAAAAAAACAAGTAGAAGATAATAATAAAGTTTTTGGATACTCAATAATTTTAGTTATACTTGGATTTATAGTAGGACTACTTTTTTTTAGTAGTTGTAAATCATCGGAAACAGTAAACTGTGACGCATATAGTAAAATAGAGAACAAATAAAATGACGGAAAATTATATAGGGAAAGTTGTAAATGGTAGTTGTATTGATGTAATGTCAACTATGGGTGAGAACACAATTGATTTAGTGGTTACATCCCCACCATACAATGTAGGGATTGAGTATGATACTCATAATGATAGACTTAAGATGGATGAGTATTGGGAATTTACTAAGAATTGGTTGTCTCAAGTTTATCGTACACTAAAACCTGATGGTCGAGTTGCAATTAATATACCTTACGAAGTAAATGTCCAAGACAGAGGTGGTAGAGTTTTATTCATGGCCGAGTTTTGGGGTGTTATGAAAGAGGTTGGTTTTAAATTTTATGGGTTAGTAGACCTTAATGAAGATTCTCCTCATAGAAGTAAAACAACTGCTTGGGGTAGTTGGATGTCACCGTCATCACCTTACATTTATAACCCTAAAGAGTGTGTTATATTAGCCTACAAAACTGTTTCTAAAAAACAAAATAAAGGAATACCACAATGGATTGGGGTTACAGATGAGATTGAACAGGAAGATGGTTCATTTAAAAAGAAAGTATTATATACCGATGAAGCTAAAAAAGAGTTTATGGGTTTAGTATACGGGCAATGGAACTATTTTGCTGACACTAAACAAATGACTAAAGCGACATTCTCAATGGATATCCCAACAAGAGCAATTAAAATATTAACGTATCGAAATGAAATTGTTATGGACCCTTTTGTTGGTTCAGGAACTAGTTTAGTTGCGGCTGAAACATTAGATAGACGATGGATTGGTATTGAACTATCTGAAAATTATACAGAAGTTGCAAAACAAAGAGTCCAATTATTTGTGGATAAGAAAAAACAAATTGAATTAGAATTTAACGAAGAGGGGATTTAATATCCTCTTTTTTGTTTTCATGATATTTATAATAAAAAAATACACATGAAAGGAATAAAACTTACTGAGTCTGAATTAAAAGACAAAATAGTTCAAATTTATAAAGAGGAGCAATATAAGATTCTCGAAGAAAAATGGAACAAATTATCTAAAGAAGATAAAATGTTTGTTGTTGAATTTGCTAAAGAAATATACCCTGAACAAGCCAAGTTAATAAAAGAATCCAAATGGTATAATACTGTTGGAGATATCGTTGGTATATTTGACCCAACAGGTGTTGTTGATATTGTTAATGGTATTAGTTATTGGAGACAAGGTGATAAATTATATGCACTTCTCTCATTAATATCTGCGGTTCCTTACTTAGGTGACCTTATAGCAAAACCTGTTATTGGTGTTATGAAATTAGGTGGAGGTGCTGCCAAAGCATTTAAAGCGGCAACCTTAACGGGGGACGCGGTTAAAATAGCAGGTGCCGCAAGAAGAGCTGGTGGTCCTATTGCTAAAATGGTTGAGAAAGCACCAAGTTGGGGTGAAAAATTAGTAACCTTTTTAAAAGGTTCTGTAGGTAGAGTTCCTATGTTAGGTTCTGGATTGGTAAAAGTTATTGAAGAGTATGTTCAAATTTTTGGTAAGGCGGGAAAAGAAATGAAAGCGGGAACTGAAATAGGTAAAGGGGTTATAAAAAGTGAGAAGGCTTTAAGTGCGGTTGAAAAACAAGAATTATTAAAACAAATGAGTAAAGACCAAGCTTTTAGAGGGTTTAGAGATTATAAAGGAGGTTTACAATCAATGTCAAATAAATATATCTCAGGTGGTATGGGTCGTCTATTTGGTAATAGAGCGACAAGGTCGTTAATGAGAAGAACTAAATGGTATTTAGGTTTATTAGATTGGTTAGGTATTGGTAACTTTGTTGGTCCTGAGGAATTAGAGAATATAGTACCTAATTTAGAGGAAAGAGCTAATCAATATAGTGAGACACCTGAATCACAAAGTTTATGGAACCAAGAGTTTGCCGCAGGTCAAACAACAGGAAGTTCAGTTGTACCATCATTATCTACTGCAACACAATCAGCGTCAACTGCAGTTAAATCAGACGCATTCACATCATTACTTGGTTCACTATTAGGTGGAGGTACAAAAGCATTAGTATGAAAAAATTAATTAAAGAAAGTGGTATTAGAGATATCAATAAGTTAGCTAAACGTTACCCTAAAGCGGAGATTTATTTCCACCAAGATTTAGATGGAGTAACAACCGCAATTGCGATGAAAAAATATCTTGAAGATAACGGGATTAAAGTTGTTGACGCTCATGTCATTCAATATGGAGATAAAGAGTTCTCGGTAAAGAAGAATGATGCACAAGGTGATATTATGCCTGTACTCGTGGATTTTGCACACGGTAAACCAATGTTTGTTATTCATACAGACCACCACGATAGACAAGCAGGTGCTGAAGATACTAAATCAACTTCATTTAGAAGTTCACGTTCAAATGTTGAAACAATATCACAAGTTGTATCACCTAATGAAATATTTTCCCCTGAAGACATCCAATTAATATCTATGGTTGACTCAGCTAATTACGCGGCTAACGAGGTAACTGTTGACCAAGTAATAAATTATTTATTCAAATTAGATAAAGAAAAATCTTTAGGTAAAAACAAAACTGCCTTAGGTTTAGTTGCTAATAAGTTATTATTAGCGTTTAAAAATAAACCAGGGTTTTTAGAAGAACTTGTTATGGTTGGTACCCCATCACTTATGAATCTTGTTACTAACATAAAAAGAATCATGATTGAGAAAGGTTATGCCACTGTACCCGAATTAGAAAAAAACAAAGAAGGTTACATTGAACAAATGAAAAACCACCCAAATGTTAAGATAGAAGGTAACATCATTGTTCAATATGGTGGTGGTAGTATGATGAAACCAGGTTCTTATGACAGGTATACCCCATTTAAAAATAATCCTGATGCGGATTTCTTAGTTATTGCATGGCCATTAGGTTTAGTTCAAGCGTCTTGTAACCCTTACAAAAAAGAACGTGAGTTAAAAGGTGTTAACTTAGGAGAGATTGCTCAGGAGGTACTTGCTAAATGGGAGACTCAATTACAAGAAAGACAAATACCACTATCGACTATTAAATGGATTTCTGAAGGGTCAAAAGGTTTTGGTCCTGAATCTGTTGGTTTTACATTTAAAGATTTTGTTGCTTTATACGGTAATAAATTCAAATCAATGGAAAACGGTAAAGAATACTTAACTGAGATTGGTAAAATGATGGAAACACCATTTACTGAATTGAGTGAGGAAGAGAAAAAAATGTTAGATGGTGTTACAATTAATGCTTGGGATTTAATTCAGGCAAATAGTGGTGGTCACAAATGTATAACAAACATATCGGGTCTTAGTTATTTAGGTAGGTCTAAGAGACCACCAGAAGGAAAGTACAAATATAATGCTGAGTCGGAAGATTCGCCTTATGTTAAGTTTACCAAAATGGTTCAAAAAGAATTGGTGAATGTTTTACAATCTAAAATAAATGAAGGTTAAAAATTAACTTCATCACCGATTTGTAATCCTAATTTTTTTGCGGTACCACCCATAATTTCTAAAATCATATCACCTTCACCACAGTAATTACCGCAGTCATCTGTGGTACAGGGTTTACAATCATGATGAATTTCTGTAATAGTATTACCGTCAATAAAAATGATATCTAACGGAACTACACAATTTTTCATCCAAAAACAATGTTCACCATCACTCATTAAAAATAACATACCATTAAAGGTATTATCAAATTTTTTACCCATCATACCTTTTTGAGTATCTTTAGGAGAAAAAACGGTTTTAACCTTAAATTTAGTATTTTTTAGACTGATTATCATATCCATAAATATATGATTTAATTAAAATAAAAATTATTAAATAAATTTTATACTAAAAGTAAACTTTTCAAAAAAACATTATATTTATCATTTACGAGCCCAACAACCCCTTTCTTAAGTTGGTTAATACTTAAACCCTAACAGTGTAAAAATTGTTAGGGTTTTTAATTTTTAATTACTATATTTGCTTTATGGGAAATCAAATCAACATAATAAATCGTAAAGTTAAATTTGAATATTCATTTATTGAAACTTTAATTGTTGGTATTAAATTGGTTGGCCCTGAGGTTAAATCAATTCGTAGTGGTAAAGTGTCGTTAGTTGATGCTTATTGTTTTTTTGTTGATAACGAGTTAGTGGTTAAAGGAATGAACATTCCTGAATATAAAATGGCATACACTCACGAACCATTACGAGATAGAAAGTTATTACTTAAGAAAAAAGAAATTATTAAGT